GAGGAATTATGTCTATATTATGAAAATTTAAATTCAACCATTTTTTATAATTTTTTTCAAATTTTATAAATTTAGTTCCATATCTTACAAATTCTGCAACTTCATGAACACCATCAATACTAATATTAAAATTAATATGTTTAAATCTTTTTAATTGTTCTATCCATTCTTTATTGGGAAAAACAGAATTATTTGTAACAAGAAACAACTCAATATTTTCAGCATCTATTTTTTTAAATACATCAATATATCTTTTATCTAAAAATGGCTCGCCCCCTAAAATTTTTATTTCATTCAAATCCATGATTTTAAAATCTTCTTCATGAATTGTATTTTTTACATCTCGTCCTTTAAAAGTATAATAAGTTCTTTCTAATAACAGATCATCTTCATACCAAGAAGAACTAAATTTCGTATTACAGTCTACACATTTATAATTACATTTATTACTTAATGCTAATTCTAATTCTTTTATTTTTGGATTATCGATATATTCTTGTTTATATCTTTCATTAAAACGTTGTCTGTAACTATGCTTTCCTAAAGATTCGTCCCTATAACATTTATCACAACCTTTTATTTTTTCATCTTTCAGCATCTTTTGTCTAAAGTCGTTATTCTCTTTACTATTGAATGCTTCATGTATAGAATCGTATTCAGAATAAATGTTATCAGAAAACATACAACAGGGATTGAATTCACCAAAAGAATTTCTTTGAATGTGTACAAAAGGGGCCATGCAAAAATGTTTCATAACACACTATTCTGAAATAATTTTTTAATTGTTAAATCTGCTTCCCAATTACTTTCTTTCTGGGACACCTTTTCATAATTTAATTCATCTATTGTATGATTATTAAATAAATCATCAATATTTGTTTTAGATTTTGTTATACACATTCCACATCCACAAAATGTTTTCGGACATGTAATCATTGGAACTTTCTTTTGATATAAACTATCAGCAAGATCATCTATAATTTTATCAAATTCTGATATTTTACCAAGAGGTGCAACCTCCCCATTTAAATTCACTCCACATGTTTGATGAGTATAAACAACATCTGCTTCTGAATTTAAAAAGAGAAAGTACCAATTAACCATACAATTCCAACCCAAAAAATTAGTATCAGGCAAAAAATAACTGTCCACACCGTCTGCTTTGAAACATCTTCCTCCACAACACGGTCTTCCCAATCCTTTTTGTGTGTTTCCTTCTTCTGTGACATTTTGTCCTCTCTGCTTCCAATAATTACGAAACCATTTCATTTGATCTCTAGTATAACGGTGAGTGTATCCCAATTCAATTGATTTTTTATCATCTGGATGATCATCTCCTATAATTCTCGGAACATATTCTACACTATTTTTTTCTAAAGTTTCACATACATCTATACACTCTTCAAAATAATCTTTATGAAACATTACATTACATTTATATTTTTCTCTTAAAACTATTGCATTTGATACTACTTGTTTTTTCTGTTTTGTTGTTGATTCACAATGATATGATAACGTACCACCTGTAGTCAAAGACAATACTTTATCTAATACAGAATTTTTGAACCAACCATTGGTCGTAAGACCTCTACTAAATTCGGGATATTCATTTTTTGCATATTTTAAAAACTTAAAAAAATCAGGATGAACTGTCGGCTCTCCTCCTGTAAAACTCAATTTTTTTAGGGCAGGTTTCTTTCTAAATGTGTCATAAAGCAACGCATATTCTGCGACACTATTCATAGATTTACATAAAGTTTCATAACTTACAAATGATGATGTTTTATTGTTTCTATGAGGAGGACAATATGTACATGCATAAGAACATCTTCTACCGAGATCCCATATAATTTGATATCGATTTGATTGATCTTCTATATTATACATATCTACCAAATGCCCAATATCGTTCCTCACACCACCAACACTTTTCACAATGTTGTGTATGTGTATTAGTAAGTTCGGCTGATCCTTCACAACTGTACGTAAGAGGAAATAATGTATCGGTTATATTATATTGTTTATACAATTCTGCCAATTGTTTTTTATCTATATCAAAAAACGGATTAATATAAAAACGAACACCATTTTCTGTTTTTAAAGGTCTATCAGCATCATCATCTCTACTACGTTCTTTATTTTTTGATATTGTATTATCATTGGAAGGAGGGTTGCGAGTTATCCCAGAATATAATATTTGAAATAAATTATCTCTAAAGTTTTGATCATCTCTATCCCAAAATTCTTTTATTTCTCGTTGATATTCATCATCAATAGGCGGATAATATACAATATGATCATTCATTTTAACATTCAATTCCTCTTCAATCCAATCTATAACATTTCCTGCATATATTGGATTATTAGGTCTTCCTCTCCTAACAGATAAAGGTTGAATTTTTATATTTAAATTTTCGTCTTTAATTTTTTTAGCAAGTAAATATGCTAACATTGAACTGTCAGCCCCACCAGACATCCAAATACCTATGAATTTTACGAACTGTTGTTCATAACATTCATCACCATAATGTCTAATATTACGCCAAATATCATCATTTTTAAATTTTGAATATAATTCTTCAATGTATATCTGTTTCAATCTACGTATTGTTTTAGGAATTTCAATTTGCATACCACTCTAACCATTCCAAATCAGGAAATATTTTTATAAAATTTAAGTTTCTTTTCTCTGCAACAGTAAAACACCATTCAGCAGTTTCAGGCAATCTCTCAGACCAATCTTCAGAGTTCATAAAAGACACAAGACCTTCAAGTCTTTTTATACCATACGGCAATTCTCTCCACTCTTTGAAGTCGATATTTTCGTCCTCAACCCCATTACATTTTTTCCAATTCTCTTCAAGCCAGGGATAAAACTCTTCAAATTTCTCAGTTACTTCTCGTTTAAACCATTTCGGTAATACTTTACAATTTAACTGTGGAGGCCAATATGCAAGATGCAAATCAATCATGCCTGCACCAGCAGGAAACTTATTAAGCAGTTTCCAATCTGTTTCTAATTTCCAACTTATAAATTCTGGCAAATAAAAAATATTAAGAGCAGTAATTGTAGTTGCTGTGGTTAATCTAAGATTACCATGAGGATAATCATCTAACACATGCATCTGTTTTACAATTCTCTTCCAACGAGAAGGATATCGAATAAAATGATTTTTGTCTCCGTATGAATCTACACTAAAATGAAAAATAACATTCTTAAATTCTTTCCAAAGATCAAACAAATTAGAATTCCATTCAAGCCCATTTGAATTATAACGAACTTCAATATCTTTCGCATAACCCATTTCAATAATACGTTCAAGCACCATATAATGCTCTTTCATTATTAATGCTTCGCCGCCGGCCCAATATAGTTGTTTAAGAGTGGGAACTTGTGTCCAAAACTCATCCCAAAATGTAGGATTCGATTTATGCCATGCATATGATCCACCAGATCGAGCTAATTTTCCAGTATCTTTTTCCCAAACTTGAGAAGCACGTAATCTTTCATTTTTTAATGTAGGAAATATTTCTTTATATTCTTTTACCCACTTGGAAGAATCATGAGGACTACACATAACACATGCAAGTTGACATTTACTACCAAGCCGAAGATCAATGTATCGTACTTTTGGAGGAACACTTCCATCCTCTGAAGTTTCTCCTATAACTTCTTCAAGTCCAAGTTCATGAACCCATTTAGCGGTTTCCCATTGTCTTTTTGAACGATGTCCAGCATCTTCCTCCTTAAAACATTTTAAACAAGATGCAGGACGCTCTCCTCTAAGCATCATTCTTCGCACGGACTTCATATATTCATTATTCCATGCATCTAGTAAACTTGTTGTTGCTAAATTGGCAGGCTTTCCATCATCTCTTCTAAGAACCCCTGCTTCGGGTATAGTTTTTACTGTTGAATCCTTATCTTGAACAGAAGAAGCATTCGCAGTACAACATACACGCATATGTCCATTTGGTCTTGTAGAAATATGCATCCAAGGCAGGGCACAAAATGTACAAGAGGGCAAATTTTCAGGATCTTTATCGATCATAACAATCTTCTATATTTCTCCAAGTATTGTCAACATAATTTACAACCACAGTTCGTCTAATATTCATATTAATTTTTTTAACAGAATGTTTCCAACTTTCAGTATCATAAGTATCTTTTAAATCAGGATAAAAATGAACTGCTCTATTAGGAATAAAACGAACACGCTTCAATTCATGTGGATAGTGAAAAATTGTTCCATTATTTTCTTGACCTTCAAAATAAATTACTGTAACTTCTCTTTTTGCAGAATGATCAGAATGGGGTTTCAACCAAAAACCATTCACATCATTACCTATTTCTATTTTTCTTCTATAATCATTTTTATAAGGAAATTTAGAAAGTATAAGATCAACAAGTTCAGAATCTTCAGTTAAATATTGTCTAACTTTACCATAAGAACATCTTTTTCCATCATAATTTTCTGGAACTTGATTAATAGGACATTCTCTAACCAATTCTAATATTCTATTAAATACTGCAAGAGTATAAAAATCATCTGTTACTTTATACATAACTCCTCAGGATAACCATTCGTATAATGTAATGCTTTTGCATTTTCAATATCATCATATTCTCCTACTAGAAAATTATATTCTAAAGGAATACTACCGACATTTTTTGTCCAACTAAATTGATGTAAATCTAAAGCAATTCCCTCATTGACAAATTTTATATCTAATTTTTTACAATCAGGATGAGAATTATTAAATAACATCAAAGAAGACCAATTTTTCTTATTGTATGTTAGTTGTTTTAGGTTTCCCCATTTTACATCATGTTTAGGAACATAATTGTGTTTACACACCAATACAGAATAGGAATCGTCACAGAAATTTTGTAACTCAAGGGGAGACACATTCCAATAAAAATCATCATCCATGAATACAGACCAACCTTTAAAATCTGATAGATAAGGAACTAAAAATCTACATACAGAAAAATCTGTAGAATCTGTAAATGATCTTTTTCGATACCACATATCATTAGAAAATAGTGAGGAACCTATTTTATGATAGTCGATTTGATATTCAAATAAACTTTTTATACAATAATCAAAAACATGTGATCTCAATGAATCATAACCAACAAAAAATTTCATTTTTTATTCATGTACAATAACTTCAATTTCTTTTTTAAGTGTAGGAAATTTAAAATTTTTATCGACATGATGTTCTCTTCTATGTCTAGTAGGATCATCATATCCTATACCCATCAATAATAGAGTGGGTGCATCTAGTAACTCATTCAGTTTATCAGACTCAAAACACTTACAACACCCTGTTGAATAACCCAACATAGTAGAAGTAAGATTTACATATCCAGCCGCAATACCTACTGCCATCATTCTATCATCATGATTGATTTTTTCATCAATAACATCATTCTTTTCTCTTTGATGAATGTCTTCAGTATTCTCTGTAAATGCCAATAACAAATTACCTAAAACTTGTGAATTTGTTTTATATTCTTCGTTCTCATGTTTTCCTGATTTAAATTCACCAGTATAATTATTATCTGCATGTATAGGACCAAATCCATTAGTTAAATCATGAATTTTTTCAATCATCTTTCTATCGGTTATTGCATGTACTTTGTAATAAGGTAAATTTTGTTTACTGGGACACTGAGTTGCAGAAGTTAAAATTACATTTATATCCTCTTTCGGTATATTTTTTGATAAATCCCAATTCCGTTGACATTTTTGAGATTTATATATAGATTTTTTTAACATTTGTTGAAACATAAGGGTTCCTCGATAATATCTTGTTAATTACACTTTATATTATATTTATACTCTCACTAGGTCTTCTTTGATTATTTGATAATTTTTAAAATATTGATTAAAATCTTGTCCCCATATTATATCAGATTTTTTTCTATATATCAACCATCTATTGAAATGATTATAACTTATTTTAGTATTTTTTATATAGTTTACAATATAATCTAACCATTTTTTAGCATCATTACCTTTTATCAAGTCCATTTTAGATTTCGCTTTTTTCTCCATGCGTTCAATCAATTTATAAGTTTTTCTTATATCTTCCATTGTTTCATCATAAAAATCATACATTATAAGAGAAGGATCCAAATATTGAGGTGTCTGCACAATGGAAGCATCAAAATTCAACCCCAATTCAAAAAAAGATTCAAATACATCATAAATATCAAACATTTGATATATTGAAGTCGTACAACTCACATCAACATATGTAAAATTATTATAATCTCTAAATTCTTTAATATTTTTCTTTAACTTATCCCAGCTACCACCATGTCTAAAATAAGAATAAAAGGTTTTTCCAGCATCTGCTGATATTATAATAGTAGATTTTCCAAAAAAAGATAAAACATCAGATAATTCTGTAACACTAAAATCAGCATTAAAATTTGTATGAAATGAAAGATGTATATTTTTAGCATTAGGATGTTCTGCTAATTTTCTAAGCGTTGGAAAAAATTGTTTTTGATACAATACTTCTCCTCCAGCAACATCCACATAAGCCAAATTAGGAAAATTCTCATTTAAATCTTCCACTATTCTTAAAGCCTCATCAGTAGTCAATGACATTTCATTTCTATCGTTAGGACCATGTCTATGCTCTGTACCCAACAACTGTCTTAAATCATATAACTCATCTTCCTTATCTGGAACATAATTTTTTAATTTTTTTGTCCAACCCGATGAATATACTTTCGAACAATGCAAACATGAAAAATTACATGCTGTACTAAATCTAAATTCAACATGCCGCAATCCTTCAAAAGTAACAGAATGGTCTGTATTATCATAACAATCTAGTAATTTTTTACTTGCTATTTCTCTATCATCTTCTACCTTATTCTTACAAAAATAATTATCTGTATCTAATACATAATCAAATCTCATAGACTTTAAGTCAGATTTTTCCATTTCTTCACAAGTAGAACATCCTTGAGGCCATTGATCTTCATGTAATAATTTCCTCATGTCTCTAAAATTTTTGTGATTAAAAATTTTAGATGGCAATATTGTCTCATGAGCATAAACTAACTGATCTGCTTGTCTAGGGCATGTTGATATAACACCATTTTTATAATTTATTCCCCCAAGAGCATATAAACAATTTTTACTCATACTTCCATTCTTCTAATATCTTGTGTGCAACAATGGGCCCCACCATCCCAAAAATATCTATGGCGATGATTCCATACAACAACATCTATTCCGAACTTTTCAATTTGTTTTATGTTTTCTAAATTATGGCCCACAGTAATAATTGTAGAAGGATTGACTGAAATACAATTAACATCAAACCAGGATTCTTTAGCAAAACCTACCCAATCAGATAAATATTTCATTACATAATCTGAATAATATTGTTGTTTTTTCTGAATTACAAATTCTTTAGGAAATTTTGCATTATCTTTAACTATTATTCTATCCCAATGACTCAATTCCTCTGGAATATATTCTTCCCTCCAAGTCAACAGCAACCCTTCTCTCAGTAAGGCCAATTTACCATCTGCATGTCCTCCTGCAGAAATCTCTATCCATTTTTTATCTGGAAATTTAGATTTCATCCATTTCAATCCTTTTTCAGTCCCCTTACCGTTTGCAGTATCTTTTTCAGCAGATTGTGTATGCAATAACATATCATTACACTTTAAAATATTCGCAGATTCAAAAAGTATTTCATCTTCATACTTATCATACCGTTGTTGCATTTTAATCTTGTTTGTATGATCTTGAACTATTTCATAATCTTCTGTTTTGATTATATTAGGAACAGGCATTTCTAGTAAATGATATCCATGAACATGATCTAATATATTTTCATAACACTCATGTTCTTTTATCCGAGAATGAACTGCTCCATATGCTTTAATAATTACATCATCATACGCCCCTAAAATATCTCTTGGCATTATTGGATGATGAATATCTAAAGAAAAATCTGGTTGGATGGGTCTGTGAACTGTTACATCAAAAGTTTCAAAAATATCATGTAAGATGTTTAAATCCTCATTAGTCTCTTCTATAACTCTATCTAAACCATTAATATTACAATTGCTATAAGAAGTTCCTACAATAACTTCTTCTAATTGATCCCATTCATTTTTTATCATCTTCTTATCTCATATTTGTTAATGAAATTTAATCTTACAGGATCTATTTGCCACATAATATTTTTACTTAATATTTTTGAATTTTTAAAGTTTTCATTTGAAATTTTCAAATCTTGTGTGTATAAATTACTTCCAATACTATAAAAAAATATACCGTGAGGGCTTAATATTAAAGAAGAAATATTATAATCTACTTCAGCAAGAGCAATAGTTCGGTTATAATGCCATTGCATTTCTTTATCAAATGCATCATCTATTTTTTCTGGAAGATCCGACCATATCCAAGTATGATCAGACTCTCCAATTCGGTTTGTTATTACTTTCTTTATCAGAGGCCTATATGTAGAAACATAAAATTTATATTCTTTTTCATTATTAAATTTCTCAATAGAAAAAAATTCTATACTATCACCTTTATTCCTCATTCTAAGATCATAGTCTATACCATAATTATAATTATTTTTATGTAAAATTTTATCTAAAATCATCCAACATCTTGCCAGTATTCAGTAGATCCATTAATTTTTTTAGCATTTCCTATTATACATGCACTACTATGAACGGTTTTCGAAATATAATTTTTAAGTTCAGCATCATCATTAATAAGTTTGTCATCATCTAATAAGTTTAATTCTTCTTGAATTGTTTTTCTAAAAACATCTATATCTTCTCTTGTCAACTCATCATATTCAGTAACAGATTGTGTACTTTCAGGAATAGTTCCCCCTCCCCCTCTCACACACTCTATGACCAATTGTAGTTGTAAAATTGTCATATCAGGCATTTGAACATGTTCTTGTTTTATTAATTTTAATCCATATTTCAATATCGTTTTAACATCTTCAACCAACACCAGATTAATTTTTATCATCTATAAACCCAAAAGAATTATAGGAAGGTAATAAAATTCTATTAGCTAACGCCCAAACATCAACAACTTTGCTGAAATAAGATCGTCCAATACTTTTCATTATTTCTTTATTATATTTAAGTTTGGGTTTCATTTTTTCGATTTTATCATTTAACTCATTATGTGAAGTATCTAAAATTTTATCACATTGATTCATGATATGTTCCCATCTATCTTTATAAGAAGGCAACGAATCAAAAGAATAATCAAACAACTCATCATACAATTGAAATCCATAAGACTTAAAATATTTATACCAATTTTGACATCCTATTGTAAGAAAAGGTTTCATATGTCCAACCGCTTTTGCAGTTTTTTCACTAATAGACCCACTACTAACACAATAAGTTTCATGTATTAATTCAATATGAGATTGTAGCCATTCTAATGTCGGAAAAAAATTATGATAATCATTTTCTTGGATATCTTCCGGCCAAACAGTTGGAAGTTTAAATATATCAGTAAAATATTTCTGTTTTTGAATATTAAAATCGTTTATAGGAAATTCAATATTATGATCTACAGGAATCATAAACCCCTCTCCTACAATATGATTGCCATCTTCCGCCCAATTCCATGGTATACTGTCAGGAAATACTAATTTAGTATGATAATATTTTTTATTTTTTAATACAAAAGCATTAAATTCAGCATTAGTAAAAGAACCGTCTTTTTTAATAGTATCAGTATTTTTAAAAGAATATGCAAACTCATGATGTTCTGCAAGTCTACCTAAGGTCATTACTCTATTAATTTTGGGACGATTAACAGGACACACAATTTTATATTTTTTATTATAATCCAAATCCGCATGTGTTATATACGTATCACCAAAACACCCTTTCATTCCACTTTTTTCTGTATATTTTTTATTTCTCCACAACCAACGTTGCATAAAAATCCAAGGGAAAGAATATACATTTATAGAAAAACGAGTCAAATTGTGATAAGTAATACAAAATTTTTCATGTTTTTCTTTTAATTTTATATCTCCGTTACAATAAAACGTTTTGGGAGCATTTTCGGGATGTATATTTTCATAAATCTTTGTTAACATATCACTATGTTCCCATTTCACAGGATCATATATAAAAGTATAACGATCTGTTTTTTTACATAATTTTTTTATACAATCATTCCAATCTTCTAAAAATCCAGCATAACGTCCATCAAAAACATAACTCCCAATTGTTGCAAGGGGATCTTTGGATTGTATAATAGCAGTCAAATCATCCGGACACTCGGATTGTTCATTCATGGCTTTATTTTATACCTAATCTTATTCCCATTGGAATTTTACAGTCTTTATAATCTACATGATATGTAACAGACCATCTCTCTTTTAACGGGTCTGTATATATTACTCTGTGCCCCATTCCCTTAGATAAAACACATGAACCAGAATTTTCCCAAGCTCCATCTTTAAAAATTTGAAAGCCGGAATCAGAAACATATTCATAATACAATGTCAAAATACCATAATCTTCATGTGAACACAATCTATATATTTGATCACCTTCTCCCTCACCAGCATTACCATAAATATTCATTTTAATTTTAGGATAATGTGTTATCCTAAGAATCGCATCAAATTCTTGATCTGTATAATCTCTAACAATATCATCTAAGGAATCAAAAATATCAGTAGTTTCAAAAGGATTGTAACCATATTTTCTTGAAAACCCGTAAGTTTCTTTTGCGGCAAGTTCTACACCCAACCCTCTATATCCATGATTTCCTAAACCATCTGTACGTTCTAATCCTGTATATTCAAATTCTTCTTTATCCGATCTAGCAAAAAACTTCTTTATCTTTTCTAGCTCTAACAATTCCTCTTTCACCCACAAAACTTTCATTTATACAATAACATCCCACTCTTGCCATCCTTCACCACCGGCCTCAAGTTTTTTAGCAAGACCAAGTAACGCACAACCACTATGAACTGCTCTTGAAATATAGTCTTGCAATTTTTCATCATCAGTAACTAGTTCATCTGAATCAGTTAAACTAAATACAGTTTTTACTGTACTTCTAAAAAGTGTTAGTTGATCATCAGTCATTGGAACTTCTGGTGTCCAATCCTGACCAATCGTGATCACATCTTGTAATTCTTGGATGGTCAAAGAAGGCATTGAATTGTATGGTTGTGCAGAATTTATAATTTTACAACTATAGTCCAATACTGTATTAAAATTTTCTGTGTTTGTAGCCATTTGTATCCTTAATTAACGTTAGTATATCCTATCAGATGAAATCTATATTCATCCTTCGAACAATTTATTGCTGTATGCTTAACTTTAGTATCTGTTAAAAAAACACTACCATCTGCTGGTAATTTATATAACGTATCATCAAAAATATAAAAACAGCTATCATTTGTAATAAGAGGAATATTAACTCTTTTATTAAAATCCATATGATAATCTAACGTAGTTTCTGGTGCTAAACACATAACTCTAAATAACCACGTATCATATTTTTTACTGATTTCTTGTATAAATTTTGGTACCGAATCATCTAAAAAAACTTTTGGAGAAGTATCATGATCCCATCTTAAAAAATTCAAATCGGGTCTACTCTCATTCTCTACCTCCTCAAAACTTTTTGGAGAATCATCATGTTCATCTATAGGCTCCAACCATCCTTGATCTCTACAATTATTCAAGAGATTAGGTAAATCTATTTCTCCTATTTTTTTAACATGTTTTTCCATCATACTTATAATTAAATTCTTTTATATCATCCATACAAAAATATTCAATAATATCTTTGGTTTTATTTGTCATTAAATATTTATCATCTTCAGCATACCACTGTCCTGGATGAGATACAGAAACTGGTGGAACTTTCAATCCTGGAAATATACTATCAACATCTTCATCCAAATATTCGTATCTAATAACATAATCACAATCTTTTCTCATAATTTTTTGATTAAAAATTTCCCCCCACCAATCAAGAGTTTTATCTTTTTCTAAAGAAAGTATCCATTCATCAAAACTATTTTTTGATATTGTAAAATCAAACATTATTTGTTCTATTCTTTTTATTGATCTTTCAATCGTAAAATGCCAAGTATAAAAATCATATAATCTTGACCAAGGATTTCTAACTGTAGTAATTTTTTTTAAATTATTCCATTCATCACCAAGTATTTCTTTAAAATTAAAACAATCTGTAGATAAAAGTCCTGAAGGAGATACATGTTTGTGACCATACTCGCTTCTATTTGCCCAGTCCCAAGAATAATCTTTTTCACGATCCATTAAAATCTCTAAAGCCATACAAATAGAATGATTGGCGTTACTATGACATAAGAAAAAAGCAAAATTAGATTTTTCTGAATACAACAATGAATTTCTCCATTTCTGACCTAGGTCCTAAAGTTAATCGTATACCATTAAGACATTTTCTCACTAAAATTCCTTGATTAGCAAGTTTATCTGCATTATTAGGATCAGTATGTATGAAAATAAAATTACCATATTCTCCTCCTTGAGTCCTAACATTCATCTTATCTAATTCCTCTATCAAATGATCACGACCATTGTTCATTTCTTTCACGTATTCATCTTTTAGTTCTTCATGATTAATAAAATAGTGTGCGGTTTGTAAAGACAATAGATTAGTTTCATATCCATTTCTATTATTTGAAATATATTTAATATTATGTTCTTGTGACATAATATAACCCAATCTAATACTAGCAAGACCAAATGCCTTTGAAAAACTTCGCATTATCACTAAATTATCATACTCATCAATCAGCGGCAAATAATCAGGAACATTAAAACCAAAATAAACATCATCAAGAGCAACTATTTTATTTGTATTAGAACAAACATTACGTATTTCATCTTCTGAATAACTATTACCATATGGTATATTGGGATTTTGCAAAAATATTAAATCTGCATTATCCCTATTTTGATCCTTTATCAATCGAAAGATATTAGCATAAACATCATACATTGCATAAGTAGGAGTGTCATAATATACAGTAGTTTCAGCATAAAGTTCCATTAAATTTCTAATCGCACCAGAAACCCCTTCAGTAAAAAATAATCTACTAGAATCTATATTCAACCAGTCTGCAAAAATATCATAGTAAGAATCTACATCAGGATATTTCCAGATATTGTTAGCTAATTTTTTTCTCAAATCATTCAGCGTAGAAATATTAAATGGTATCACTCTTTCATTTTTATCTAAAGGAACACCAACTTTATTAACACCTTTCGATCTTTCACGATTGAGATTTAATATATGATTTTTAACTTTCATAATAGGTTACCGATGAATGATAGTGTAATATTGCATTTATTATCTCAATATCTTCAGGAGTCTTAACTAACATTCCTGCTTTTTTTGATATGGGACCATACATTTCATGTTTTCCACAAAAAATATTTCTCTCTTTCATAAAAACACTCGTTCTCACCACTTGAACAGAATACGCTATCATTTTCACAGGTTCTAAATCTTGAGTTTTACACATTTTTCCATATTCAAAATTAATAGGCCGATCACCTAAACATGAATGTATATATTTTAATTCATATGTATTACAAGAATCTAATTCGTTTTCTTCATAGTAAGCCATCACTTTAGCAACTTCTTCTCCAGTTTGTAGAGGATTTACCGTATTTACTATTGCGGCAGTTTCGCATGGATTCTGTTCTATAAAGTCATAAAACACATCATCAATTAATGTCTCAGACGAACCCAAATTTATAGGTCTTTCATAATATTCAACACCATATTCTTTTGCAATCTTTCTAAAAACATCATTATCTCCATTCACTATAACTTTATCAAAACAATTTGATCCAAGAGCGGCTTTTATAGACCAAGCCATCATCGGCTCGCCGCCTATTAATGCTAAATTTTTAAGTTTTGCTCTGGTACTACCATATCTACAAGGTATCATGGCATATTTCATATCATCTCCATCAATTTGTTATAACTATCTTTTCCTAATAATAAACCATTTGCATCACATTCTTTACAAGATATCACGTTACATCTATTTCCTTTAGACAATTCTTTTCTGTACTTGTTCATTTTATCAGACATCCAAAGTTCTTCTAATGTATTTTCTCTTAAATTTCCTAAACTTTCCTTATATTTCCAATCATTACAGCAAAATCTAAGATCCATAGTCAGATCAATATACCCTTTATAAAAAGGCAAATAACATTTTCTGTCTAAAGATTTTGATAAAGTTCTAAACGATCCGGATCTATTATTATAAATTGAAGACTGTAATCCACCAGCAAAATGGTTTTTAATCACCCCACATCTATCACCTAAAATTTCTATTTTTTTATTATAATTTTCTTCATTATCGTATTCATCTAGAATTATTCTACTTAATCCGTTATCAAATAACTCATCCAACATACTCGGAAATTCTAATATCTTATCACCATTTGAAATTAATTCTATCCATTCATTTTTAAACACATTAATAATTTCAAGAATATCTGGATTGAGAAGAGGCTCTCCCTTACCACTTATAATAATAATGCCTTGATATTCAAATTCATCAAGTCTATTTTTAATTAAATGAGCATCATCAATTGTTAAGTGTTCATCTTTATTAGGATACCCATTCCCTCTAGGACAAAAACTACATGTTCTATTACAAAGTTCTGTAGGATTTATCTCAACAGTAGTCATTCCTAAAACAGGTTTTAAATTTTCATATTGAGCGGATCTAAAATTTATATGATTACTAGAAGAAAACAAATTATTCATATGTTAATCTTTTTACTAGATATTGCATTTATATCTAATGCTATAAAAAATTGATAAGTATTATCTTCAAACGACATTGCATCATGCCATATTGAACTATCATGTAAATACAATCTTCCCGCTTCTACATTCTTCTCAGAAATATAACTCTCATATTCTTTTTTCATATCATTCCAAACTAATTTCTCTCCATCATCAGATTTATATCGTAATTTAACCGACTCAGGATGAGTAGTTCCCCACAATCTTAACCAAGAAGACTTATTTTTCCACGTATCTATGTGAGGCTTAAAATGTCCAAGAGTGTTAAATTTTAAAATACAAGAACGCAACATATATTTTTCAATAGATTCTAAAACTTTTAACGAGGTTAAATTCATAACTTCAGTTTTCATTAAAAAATCTGTCTCATTCACCATTTTATTCATATCAAAAGGACCCGCATAAAATTTAGTGAAATCTTCTGGTGTGTCTTTATATCCCAAATTAACAAAGTTCCACCTATCTAGGGGCCAGCACGAAGGTTCTACTCTATTATTAAGCATACCATTCATATTAATTAGAGGTAGTCCAAATCTTCCAAATTCTTGAAATTTATCGCCCCATTGTTTAAAATCTTTTTTATATTGTTCAATTTCTAATAAAAATAAATCAACATCTATTTTTATATCGGTTGGTTGAAGATTCTCCTTATGTAAGTCTACATAATCTTCTTTCTTCATTATAGGAATACTTTCTTTTATTTCATATTCATATTGAATATCAAAACTATTCATATATTTTTTTTGTTGCTCTCGTAATTTTATACTCCCCACATATTCTTCTTTGGTGTGATATCGATGATATAATATTCCAATATTTGGTTTTTGAAACACTAAATTAAAAAAACAATGCCCGTATTTGTCCATCAATTTAAAATTATATTTTCTTAATGGATCTGTATCTTCTGGAACATAATTATCAACCATAAAGGTTTTAAATTCATCTTTATCTATAAATTCTTTATTTGGATAAACTATTTTTGTTATTACTGTAATCATTTTGACTTAAATCCTGTATCTCGACCACCAGAATCATTTATGTTTATATTAAAAAACTCACCATCATATATTTCATTCTTAAACTTAAAAACTCCCTCTCCATGAAATCTATTTTTTTTCCAATATCCCATATAGCTACCAGTATTAAAACTTGCTTCCCCATATCCATGTATGTGGCCTTCTTTAAATTCCCCTTTAACATATTCTGTTCCATGATAAAAAACACCATTACCATCAAAATATCCATCAACAAATTCACCCTCATAATATCGACTCTTAGAAAAAACTAATTTTCCATTTCCAGAATAATTTCCATTTTCATCAAATTCTCCAATATAAAATGTACCATCTGGCCATATTTCTTTCATGTTTAATTTCTGAAATCCATGTTTATCAAAACTTTCATTTAAAGGTTCTGTCCATTGTCCATCACCCGTTATCCAAAAATCATCACCTTTCATTCCTTTGGGACCAACACCCATTTCTCCAAAATACTTATTTCCATTCCATATCTTAAAACATCCTGTTCCACAAGCTCGATCATTCGTAAATTCTCCTACATATGTTGCCCCTGAAGGCCACTTATACATTCCTATTCCAATATGTGCATTTTTATCAAATTCACAAACTATTTTTCGTTCCCAGTCAGTTCCTGATCCTTGTATTTTTAATCCTATACCATGAGCTTTATCATTTTCAAACTCTCCAACATGTTTTTGGTTCCACAGTTCTATTTCATAAAAACCTATTCCATGTTCCTTTTCATTTTTTGTTTCACCAAAATATCTTCTTCCTCCTTTTATACTACTATATGTCTCATTCATAAATAAAATCACCTTCTATGCCTTGATTATAATAAGTAAGAAAATAATTTGCTATTGCTCTATGTCCAAATTTATTGGGATGAAAATCATCCTCACTTATATGATACTCATTACGATTTTCATAGTCTATAATATCCAATATTTTAGGTATTGGTCCCTGCCAATATTGATTATTTTTACAAATATCAGAAAATTTTGATAAATTAAAAATATCATAAGGTGCATTATATCCTTCTTTTTTAAATCTTTCCAATTTTCCTATTTGTAAAGGACTAATACCTTGACCACAAAGATATTCTATACCCTTCGATTTACATAACTGTTTAGCCATATAAAACATTCTCAAATTTAAATTCACAACTTTTTTTAATGAAAAATGCTTATATGCAAATCCATGCGGAAGACCTCTTTCATATTCATGCATCATTCTCATAATTAAAGAAGAAGTCATATCTTTTGAATCTGTTTCAAAAAAACTTTGTCTGTCCCATCCAGTCCATAAAATACATACATCAGTTATATCAGAATATTCATATAGATAATCATATAAAAGATAAAAAATCTTCTCATTTCCTACCGCAATTTCTCCTAAATTTACTACCTCAATTTCCAATTCTTCACCTAAAACTGAGGGCCATCTTAAAAAATTAAGATCAGTCCTATAGTTATTATCTGTATAACTACATCCTAAGCATAATAATTTTTTACTCTTTCGCATGTATGAGCTAACTCCCATATTTCAGGATTAACATCTGAAAATTTTCTTTTTTGATATTCATCTAACTGCTTCATTGATTTTACAAATTCTAACAATTTATTTTCAGACTGTTCTTCATCTAATATTATTGTATTGAAATCATGTACATCATCATATGTCTGTTCAAGACCCATAAAATATATAATATTTGATTTTTTAGGTAGGTTTATTTTCCATTGTTTTCTCATATCTAAAGGCACCATATTAGATTTTAAATAACTGGGCCAAAACAAAGAATAACAAGTTTGAGGTGTATCATATTGTCTAGAAAATTCTAAAATATTCTGCAATTTATTAATATTCATTATATTAACGGTAGTAACTAATTTAACAACATAATCTGTTTTTAAGAATTTTTCAATATTTTTTACTATCATTTTCCAAGGAGCGCCAAATCTCATAACTTCTGCTAACTCTTCAATAGCATCTATACTTATATCTAGATAAACTTTTTTACATTTATTCAACAACCGCAATAATTCGTCATCTGGAAAAACACTACCATTAGTAGTAATCTTTAAATAAATATTTTTTAAATCTAATTTATTTAAAAACCATTTCAAATTTCGACTCAAAAACGGCTCTCCACCAACTATAGCAACTCTTTTTAAATTCGATAAATCAGAATTTTCTAATAATATCTTTATTTTTTTAGAATAGTTATTAATAGACAACGGTTCATAATGATCATGTTCGAATTCTTTCAATTTCTGTATAACACTTGTTGCTTTATTCCATGTTGAACTGATTCCTGGTCTACAAGTTCTACACATAAAATTACAACTAAAATCTAATGAAATTTCTAAATCTTCTATAAGTTGTATTTGATGATTTTTTAAACACAAATCATTATAATATTCTCTTTTACTTGAATATCCTATTCTTTCAGCATTCCAGCAATTTTTACATCCTTCATACTTCACTCCTTCCGAAAACATTTCTCGTAAATCATACCATCTGTAAGATTTTAATAATCCACTTAATGTATTTACAGAATTTAAATTAACTTGATCCCAATGAGGTTCTACGGAAGTGTCAAAATGACAACAAGGAGATATCTTACCTTCGGGTTGGGTAATAGATAAATGATTTTGTTGATATGTACATACTAACTTTTCCATGTTTCTTTTTGTATTAATCTACCAATACATCGATCATGTTCAAATTTATCTTCTGTATCAAACCCATCAACTATTAATGAATCTTGATATTCCAAATAGTATGGAGTATCTTTAAAATCAAACATTGTATTATTTGACATCACCACCGGAGGTATGCTTTCAGTAGACCCATAAATATTCCAAATATTTTTAGCCCCTGTGGATTTCATTTGTTGAATATCTAAATCTGTAATAGGAGCAGATCCTGTACTGAAATTTCTAATAAAATCCAAGTTTGGTTTTTTTCGTTTATATAACGTTCTAAAAGTTCCTATTGCTAAAGTCAAAATGGTTGGTCTCAATTCCTCTACCATATCCCAAAATTTAAAAGGTTCCATCTTAACATTTATTACTTCACATCCAGATATTTGAGCAGGAATAATACAAAAAGCCCAATTTGCTATAGTCCAAGCAGGAAAGGGATTTAAAATTATATCTTCAGGAGTTAATTTCCACTTATTACATAAAAACTGTGCTGGCTTATAAAAATCCTTTTCAAGATGAGTAATACATTTTTGTTTTCCTGTAGTTCCACTGGTAAATAATGTTATTTTCATATTCTCCAAATCTCTTGATCTTCACCATAGACTTCTTGAGTTCTTATATATGTACTTCCAGGCCACCCTCTTCCTGTATGCACCCATTTCCTTAATCTATTGCTTTTAGCACCAGTATTGTTTGATGTATTGAGAGTAAAATAAAAAATAGACTTATCATGAATATTATTAATATAATCCATTTGAGCATATGCTTGAGTCTTATTTAAAATTTTATTTGAGACACCAGGTAAAGTTGCTCCTCTGAACATTACTCTATATCCGTCTAAAAACTCATGAACACCGCTCAATGAAACTATCCTATCATCAATGAAATGACCAAACCAAATTGCTTTATTCCATTTCATTGATTCTAATGATTGATTATTTACATAATTCAACTTTTTACACTTTATACAAAATTCATGAACCTGAAAAAGATGTTCATCTGTCAATTGTATTGGTTCTGCTATCATAAGGAATGCCGCTTACTTTAGAAAGTAAATTATATGAAAAATCAGTAAAAATATAATCAAATTTATATTTTGGAATAACAGAAACTTTTTCAAAAGTCTTCCAATATTCAGTATGATTATTCTTAGAGGTTAGAAAAAATAACTCCAAAAAATCATGTATATGAGCCACATATCGTTGCCATGCTCTGTTAAATATTTGGCTTCCCTTCTTTTTATTTTTACATCTTTCAAAATGTTCTAATTCCCAACAAATATTATATAACCCAGTTGCTTCTAGGGGTTCTATAAATCCACTTGACAATCCCACAAAAACTTCATTATCTTCCCAAGGTTCTTTTAAATAAAAATTTCTATATTCTAAAAACATAATATCTTTCTCTTTCATCTTACCAGGAGATTTTTTCAAAAATTCTTCTACTGCTTTATCATCTGTAATAAGGTCAGAATCGAACACATATCCATTTCCGCTTCTACTTGAAAGATTAACATTCCACATCCAACCATAATCCATTGCATAAGTTCTAGAATAAGTTAAATATTCTGTAATTCCGGGACCAAACATGGCTCTATTGTTTCTTAAATTATGATAAACAATTTTATCACTGGATATATTTTTTCTAAATCCAGTACAATTTATTATAATATCTGGTTCTTCAGTAAAATTAGACAATCTTGATGAACACTTTTCTTCTAAAAGGTCAGGAAGTTTTAATGCATTTAAATGATATGCTCGTTTGACATTTCCAGTAAAAGGATGAAACCAGTTTGTATTATGCCAATTATTATGTTGTATATTGCTTTTAACTATCCCATCACATTTTGTAATAACTTCATTTTCTGTTATTCCCATTTGTTCTAAAAACATTAAAAATCCAGGAATTGTAGATTCACCAACACCAATTGTTTTAGAATTTTTAGGAACTTCTATTTTGACTTCATTAAATAGTGATAAATAACATGCCGATAACCAACCCGCACTACCTCCACCCTTTATTAAAATTTTCATAATACCTTTACACCCGTCTTTAATTCAAAAATTTTAGCATCTTTTTCTGTATTTACAATAGGTTCTCCTTTTACATTCAATGATGTGTTTAATAACATAGAACACCCTGTTTCTTTTTTCCACTCTTCTAGTAAAGTTCTGTGTGGTTCCTCAGACACTTCTTGTACTCTTGATGTACCGTCAAGATGTATTATACTTGGATATTTCTCTTTTGTTTCATTTTTTGCTTTACGAATCGTATTCATAAATGGTGATGGAATGCCTTCTTCAAAATAACTATTCACATCTTCTTTCAAAATCATTGGCGCAAATGGTCTAAATTTTTCACGACCTTTAACCATATTCACTCTATCTTTCATATCAAGAAGAGAAGGATCAGCAAGAAATGATCTATTACCCAATGCTCTTGGTCCAAATTCTGCTTTTCCTTTTGCTACACCAACTATTCCCGTTTCTTTCAATTCTTTAATAATCTCTGTGACAGGATATTTACCAGATATCTCGTATCCAAGATATGGATTTGCTTTTATTTTATGATCTAAAGCACACCCAATAGCAGACCCGCCATCACCTGGGTTGCAAGGTATGAATGTGTTATATTTCGTGAGAAAACGATTTGCAGATACGTTTAAAGCACACCCTCCAACAAAAACAAGATTTTCACCATCAATTTCAGCTATAATTTTTTGAAACTCTTCTTCATATATGTCTTGTGCAATAGCGGCTATCTCAAACGTATTGATATTTCCCTCTATATCTATTCCTTGATGAAAATTTTCACCAACATCCCACATTGATTTAATATATTGATAATCATGTATATTATAGTCTTTTACAACTGCTGATGCTCCCATCAAAATATATTCTTCTTCATTTGGCTTCCAACCAGCCCTCTGAGTCATTGCGGAATAAAACAAACCAAGTGATTTAGGATAATCCCATTTTTTAATTAATGTAAAATCATCATCTTTTACTTTCCATTGAGTCATTGTATTCCACTCACCAATGGCATCTATTACTAAAACTGTACAATCTATAAAAGGAGATGTATAATATCCATATCGAGCATGGGATTTATGATGATTACAATATATAACAGGATATTTAAAATTCAAATCACCAAGAGGTTTCTGTCCTGCATGTTTTCTTCGTTCAGCTTTAAGATTTAAATCTTCATAAAAATATACTATTTCAGGAACACCCCAGTTATTCTCTGCAAATTCTATCAAATTATCTGGAATGATAGAATCATTTTTCTTTCTGGACCATCGTTCTGCATCAGAAGCAAATACCAGTTCATCATCTACAAAAACTGCTAATGCTCCATCATGAGAACCAAATGTTGTTCCCCATTTTATCATATATGACTCACATCATCATAATTTTTATTAGTTGCAATTGGTTCATGTTTAGTTCCTTTTAATTTACGTAAATTTTCTAAACCCATAATTGCCGTTTCAGGTGACATGTAATAATGATATCCACACAAAGTTGGTTTATCATCTTTCATCATTTTATTTTTATCACGACCATCATATATCATAAGTCTTGCCCATTCTTCAAACTCTTTGTCATCCGTCAAAATCATACCACCCCGTATTGTAGATAAAGTTTTGCGATGATGAAAACTCAGACAATGATAATCTTCTTTAGTATATGTTTTTTCTGAAAAATGACAAGCAGAATCAACTGTCATGGATCCAAATATATTATATGATCCTTCCCAAGCCTCATCATAATAATAAATTTTCAATCCTAAATGTCTGCATGTCTGTGGCACACTAATATAAGTTTGACTAGGAAGCCCAACTTTTTTCAAGCCATGTTGTTCTTTTTGCCATAAAAGAGAAATGAAAATTGCATGAGTACAACAATCTGTAGCAATGCCATAAGGCGCCCCAACAATTTCTTTAATTGTATTTTCAAATGTTGTTACGTAGTTCCACATTACGAGTTTGTTGACATTTGTTTTTCTGGATTATACCATTGTTTATTCTTATCCATCCAATACAAAGATTGATGAGGATTTGGGGGTTCAACTGCTTCAGTTGTATAATAAAATTGTCTAACTGAATATCGTTTACCAGATGTAATTGGTTTCACTCCATGTGAAAAGGTTTCACTATGTTGAGTAAGCATCGCTGAATTGTGTTTGGGCTCTTCGGAAAATAATTCCACTTCTTTATTTTCATCTAATACATGATATTCCCCTCCTTCACATTCTCCCACATAAACTAATAAATTAACTGCACGATGTGCTTTGATTCTACTGTTCCAATTAAAATCTATATGAGCATCAAGCATATCATCTTTTTTCATTAATGAAACACCTTCACCTGTACCATAAGCATCAATAACCAAGCCACCTAGACCCGATTCTTTTTCAACCCATTCTATACATTTTTTAGAATGTAGATATTGTCTTATTTTATTGATAAATTGACCTTCTCCATAATACTCTTTCATATGACTATTGTTACGTACAAAATCTTCCCATGCGTAGGTTGTTAGGGTTTCTAATTCCCTTAGTAAAAAAAGATCAAGATTGTCTTTTAAAAAATTGTCGTAATATTTCATATTGGATAAACAAAATATTGATTAAAGTTATTTTCTATTATATGTCTGTCTTCTTCACTAATTTTTAATTTTTCAGGATATGTAAGTAGATTCACTTGCCACTCACGATCACCTATCCATTCTTTCAATTTATGAAGACCCTGTACATTATTTTTGTGTACAACTGTATTTATTGTAACAGTCCACTCGGTTTCCAACTGTTCAACCGTTTCTACAATTGTTGTCCAGTCGGATCCTTCTCTTATTTTATCATTCAAATCTCCATATCCATCAATACTGACAAAAAATTTAACATGTTTACATTCACGCCAAAGTTTTTTCCATTCATCATCAGGTTTGAACATACCATTTGTAATGATAGTAAGGTCTAAGTCTTCACGTTCAATTTTTTCAAGAAGTTTTAAATATCGTTTATTCATCAAAGGTTCGCCACCAAGAAACACAAGTTTATCTAAATTAGGAATATTATATAATGTTTTTGTGGTTATAGTATTACCTGTAAATTGATTTGACCACGCCGCACCACACGGTTCACATTTCAAATTGCATATGTTATCTAATCCAACCCAAAGATTTTTTAATTTTATTTCATTACAATTATATTGTTCATTAAAATATTGTCTTGTTGATTTTATACCATTATCTTCCTGATCCCAACATTTTGAACATTCTGATATACGTTCTTTCTGAAAACGTTCACGCAATTCTACATATTCTTTTGAGTGTAATATATTATCCACATCACCATCAAATATAGATATTTGTTTTTTAAACCTACAACATGGATATATTTTTCCTCCATTTCTTATGTTTGTATGATTATATAATGCAGAGCATTGATGAGTCATACTATATTACCAACAAAAAATCTTTCAGCCCGTCTGCCCCACCACAAACATTCTCTTGCATATTTTTCTAAGTCACCATCATACGCAATAAATGGATCAAGCATTTTATTTGACTGTTTTTCTACTAATTCGGTGTATCTATTATTATATGTGTCATCTAAAAAATCTAAAATTTCATTATAAAATCTATTTTTATCTTTTGCGATATGAAGACCAGTTGCTTCTTCATATTCCCAATAAATGTCAGACACATCAGATACTTTACGGCCCCAAGGTATTTTTCTTTCAAAAACCTTTTTTAATAATCTCATCGTAACGTGATATTCTTTATAAAGCAAAGTTTGAGGATTTGATAAAAACCAAGAAAACAGTTTACTATAAAAATCTTTATGAGTAATCCCATGATATTTTTTAAGATCAATAGAAAGTATCCTCAGCCACCCCAAAAAATGAAGAGATATCATATACCATTTCCATCCTGTTGCTTCCAAATAATCATCAAACGACATGGTATTTGAACCTACAACAACATTATTTACATCTTTTAAAAGTTCTTCTGAAGAAAGATCATGATGAAAAAAAGCAGGCGATGTTTGTTTAATATGTACATCATGTTTTTTAAGATAATTAGGATCACCAAAAGGAGTATTTGGCAATGCGACCATCACATATATTCCAATATAATTATGATATCCTATATCATCAATCAGTCTATACAACCCCTCTTTAAAACTAGTTAAGGTCTCTTCTGGTAATCCTAAAATAGTTTCAATATACGCAGGAATTCCTCTTGTTTTGAGATGGTCAACAACTTGTTTCAAATTTGTATTTTCATTTGCTCGTTCAATTGCTTTGAGAGTAAGCGAATTCATTGACTGTAGAGCAATCGTTACAGCTTTGTTCAAACCCACTTTCCACAAATCTTCAGCAATATCGAAAAGATAAGGTTTCTTGTGTTTTGCCCAAGTAATGTTTAATGCATTTGGATATCCTTTTGTTTTTAATTTATCAATCAATAAATCTGATATAATCTTATGATTCTTATACATACCAAAATTATTATCAATCAAATGCAAATAATCAATTTCATGATCTGAAATCCAATTAATTTCTTTGACCATTTTACCATAATCTTGCTTAATAACTTTTGTCCAATGTCTATCTCCAACTTCACAAAAAGTACACGTATATGGACATCCTCGTTCAAGTTCAATTAAACTTTCCCAATCATAATCATGATTTTTTATAGAGATTAAATCATCAAAAAGCCCATCAAGATATGGACTAGGCATTACAGAGATATCATTTATTCTTTTTTCAAGAGGAGTTTGAAAAGAAGGAGTTGTAATTCCGTTAACCGCAGACCAATCATCATTCTTTAAGAGATTTGCAAAAACTATTTCTCCTTCATTATGTACAATAGCATCAATATATGGACGATCATTCATAAACTCTTGACATCTACCATATTTTGGCGTACCCAATCCTCCATATATTATTTTACAATCAGGATTAAGTTTTTTTACTTCTGCACAAACTCTGTCACTAGTATGGGTATTCCATACAAAATAAGAAACACCTATTACATCACATTCAGCAAGTTTCCTAGCTGTGGATGTAATATCAAAAGACCCATCAAGTACATAATGCCAGTCATGAGTATTAAAAGAATAATTATTCGTAATTTCTGCATCTGTTCTACAATAGCTCCAAATACATCCCGTAGAATATGGTAGTTTTATTTGATTTGTAAAAATATGAGAAAGTTCAAGAAATGCTATTCGTTTCATTTTCTAAACTATAAAGTTTTGATTTTAATTTGAACAAATTTTGATAATTATGTTCAATTTTTTCCTTTAAATTATCTATAACATTTTTTATATCATAAAAAGAATGATTATTAATTTCTAATAATTGTAGTAATGTCTCAGAAATTCTCTGTTCTTTATTCTCAATTTTATCAAAACTATAATCAAATAATTCATCATACAATTCAAAATTATATTTTTTAAGGGTATCGTAATAATATGGCCCAGCAAAGGTTAAAAATGGTTTTTTATGTATTAATGGTTTATAAGATTTTTCAGAAAAATGAGAAGAAAAAGTAACATAAGATTCCGTAACAATATCAATCAATGCATAAAAATATTCTTTAGGAACACCATAATTGAAATTGTCTTTATGATATCCATGTTCAAAATGTTCAGGTATTTCCGTTAATTTTATACCCTCATCAAATTTACTTATATAACAATCAAAATTTTTAGATATAATAAAATCAAAAACGGTTTTTCTATGGTCTTTTTGAGAATTAAACATCAAACAAATAAATTTTTTATTTGGTTCAGCATAAAAATTACATTCAAATTTATTTCTATACTTGTTATAAGCACGAAATAATAACCAAGGATCACTTTTAAAAATACTATTTTCACCATTCAATCTTTCAGCATTATAATCTAATGTCCAAAATGTTATATCCAAATCATTATAGTAATTTTTTTCAATATTCCCATCACTATAATGACCCGGTATATTCTCCACTTTATCAATTATATTGATTTTTTCAAATGGACCGGCTGTAAATTCAGCCTTTAACTTTCCATTTGCAGTAACAAATATATCAATCATAGATAAATCCTAATTTATTCTCAACTAAGTATTGATCATTAATTTTTGAATGATATGCTTCGTTTAATTTTAAAAATTTAAATTCAAAATCATCATAAAAAAAATCATTTTTATTATCCAACATACTTATTATACAATCACATAAAATATCATGATTTATCCACGATAAATGATTCACTCTCTTATCCCACCTTCGTTTATAGATTTCTTCCAGATTAGATAAAATTTCATAATATGATATATTATACAAGGATAATGGAAATGTATATTCATGTTTAAATGCCTCATTATAATATACATGAAAAACCAAAGTTTTTGCATTTAATGAATGTATAAAATTTTGATTTTTTAAATTAATTTCAACTAAGTCATTTGAGGGAACATCATGAAAAGAAAGAACAACAATAATTAAATCATCTTTTGAAAAGTTTTCTTTTCGTATTAGATTCATGGAGTACATTGGCCCCTTGGCAATTTTACCATAATTGTAGTATTCACGAGGATTAATTTTAAATCTTAACTGTTCACTCCATAATTTTGGCAAATCTTCTTGCGGTATAAAATGATTTCGAATTCCTCCTTTATGAGTATTCAATCTTTTGTTATCTGCAAAAGAATCTCCAAATATAAACAATCTATCATACATCTATACTCTTCTTAGGTCTAATGTAACACAATGAAAGCCTCCTCCTAATGTTCTAGCGTGTTTCATAGACAAGGGTATACTTTCTATTTTGTATTGTTCTAAAATTTTTATTAATGGTTTTTGATTTTCATCAACAATAACTAAATTAGGATTAATGCTCAATAAATTTAATCCAATTGAGTCGCTTGATATTCCAGAATCTTTAGAATCAGTTGAAATAATATCAGTAAAAAATATTTTTTCCCAATTGTCAAAAAATTTAGGATAATTGTTTTGATTACATCTTAATCCATTTAATAATACAAGTCCTTTTCTTAAAGGAATTATTGTACTATCAAAATGTGCGCCCGAATATGCATCACGTTCAATGTGAATATTATATTCAGGAAACATTCTTTGTAACCACTCAGCACCTTTTTCATTTCCACTATTACTTATTTGAAAAATCAAATCATTATCAATTCTTATTACATTAGGAGCATCAAAAAGAATTTCATTATTCATCAATGTTGATTTTGACAAATCTGAAAAATCGAAACTGCTATCTTCAATAATTTGTTTTGGTGCAGAAAACCATTTCGCTCCATCATCAAACGCTCTTCGCAAAATTTTATTATAAGACCAAGTTTCAAACATTCTACTTCTCATCACGCTAGGAACTTCAACAATATTATTTCCCAAAACCAAAAAAATATCTCTAGGACAATAATTATGCCAACCAGAACTTATCCATTTTGGGGTTTGAATTCGTTGATGATGTTGTATTCTTTCTGGTCGATGAACTATAACTCCACAATCTTCCAATACTTCAGATAAAACATCAAGATCCTCATTTGCTTCTTCAAGAAGATCCTGATTATATGATCCAACATGTTTTTGTATTTCTTCATTTGTCAGATTCGCATACATGAAATTTTTCATTGAAGGATCTACTGGTGGAATATGTGCAAAATCTGCACGTCCTACAATTATTTCTTCAAGAGAATCCCAATCATTATGAGAATTAATTATCACTACATTTCCATATAATAATGTTTTGTACTATACCAATCTTTTTGTTTAAATTTTTGACCCCGTTTTAAAACAATCTGATCTGTTAGTAAATTTTCGTTATAATCATCAACTGCTAATGCTTTAAAATCTAATGAACATCTAGTATGAGAAGATTTATTATCTACTCTATTTCCGTGTACCACATCACTACTGAAAATCAACAGTTCATTCATACGCACCTCTCCTCTTCGACACAAATCATGTTCATCCCAATAATAAAAATCATTTAAATGATCACACTCTGTAAGAGGTATCCAAAAATTACTTTCAAATTTTGGATGATAATATGGAGGTTGATCATCTAAATGCTTATTATAGCCATCAGTAGTCTCTTCAACATACTTTACAGAATGCAATGCAGGAAATATTCTAAAAGAAGGAAGTTTTTGAATATAGATAGATTTATTATCAAAATATGGTTTAATAACTTCTTTAATGAATTCAATCCATAGCTTATTAAAACTAGAAGTCTTAATAACATCTGTATATGTCTTCGAAACCACTTCAAACTCTTCAGTTCCTCCAGCCATATCTGAAAATTCACGTTCAAAATGAATCTTTTTATGTAATTTAGTTAAATCTTCACCAAAATATTCCTGAAAAACATTAACAAAATTATATTTTTTGATATCGTATTCTATTGTTTCAATCATTCGTAAATAAATTTTCCTGTTTTTGTATCACGTTTTTTTCCAAAATTATAGGAATAACCTATATTTTCAGCAAAAGGAATAGGATTATAATCATTTTTAATGAATTTTTTTATATTCTCATATAAAACTGTATGATTTTCTTGTGAAAGATGATTTCTTCTATTGTCCACATAATCATAACCCTCATCTTCTAAATCAATAAATTCTTCATGAGAAATATGTCCTAATTCAACAGGATATAGATAAAAGTTTGGACTATTAAGGTTTGCAATATCTAAAAAAGAACCCATTCTACTTAATATTTTTATACCAAAGGTACAAAACACAATTGTTTTCATATTCAACAATATAGAATTCATATAAAGAAATCCTACATTTTTAAAATTAGACCATTTCAACTCATCATGCATCGTTAAAAACGTAAAATCTATTTCACTTTTAAAGAATTCATAATATGCTTTTTCTTTCTTTAAAGAAGAGTCTTCGGCCCACCAACTCTTCTTTTTATCAAAATCCCAATTGACATGATTCATATCTTCAGGACCTATATTGGGAAAATGAATTCTGTCTTCTCCACTCAACAAGAAAATAGTAATATAATCTTCTTTTCTTATTTCATTATCACTAATAAAATTATAATAGTCTTTAAAAGAATAATGGGGTCCTGTTCCAGATAAGGCATTGTTTATTATTTCATAATCAGATTCTAAAGATTCATACCACGTTGTCACCTTTTGATTTTCTTTTTTTCTTTCTTTGGGATCTGCAAAACTATCTCCAAATATTATTATCTTATTTTGCATAAATGTCCACAACATTCAGGTAAGGTTTCTTCTTTTTTCCAAAATTCTGGCTTAATATGGTTTCTCCATGTTTTTAAAATATCTTTTAATTTATGTTTCTTTAAATTATTCCAGTCTTTATCCAAATTGTCTAATTTTTTATCAAAAAATGTTTTTTCTAATTGATGTTCTGCATGTAAGGTACAACATGGATATACAGAAAAATCGGATGCTATTTCAACTTCTCCCCAATCTTTAAATTGATGCCATCCTATACAATAAACCAAATCTTTAAAATTTTCAGGTAAATTATGTTTGTTCTTATTTATTTTTTCTGGCAAATTTTCATACAAAGGGGGGGACATGTCTTTTCGTTCTTCCATATTTTTTCATTTAATGTTTTATTATATTCTTTAAGAATATTATTTAAAGAATTTGTTTTAAGATTGATATCTATATGACTAATAGCATCATCAGGTTTTCCGTTTGTCAGATGCTCTGTATAATAATGACAACATGGAAAAACATTTAAATTCAAATCAATTTCATATTGATGCCACTGCTGGGATCTATAATTATAAAAATCACATTTTATTTGCATCTGAAATTTTCTATATTATGGGCATTAAGTAAACCTTCACAGTTATTGATCTTTACATCATCAAGTTTATTAAATTCTCGACCATTAAATCTACACAATAAATCCAAATCATGTTTTTTTGCAAACTTTATTACATCAGATAATTCATGATAATTATGATTAAATATAGTATAATCCCATCTAGTATATGCATATTTTGCAGATTCAATCATATTTTTTAATGCAATATCAGTTCTTACATTAACTCTATATATTTGATTTATTTCATCTGTTAATCCATCAATACCAAATACAAAATGAGTTTTTTTATGCTTTTCTAAAAAATTCTTCACCCAGTTTGGATTTCGTAAACCGCCATTTGTATAAATTTCAACTGAATCAAATACATCCTCCGCTATTGAAGCCAATTCACTCAAATCAGGATTCATTAAAGGATCACCTATTTCACCACAAAATTTTGCAACCAATTTGATATATTGATTTTTCAGATGAAAATAAATGAAGTTTGTATTATGTGATATTAAAAATTTAAAGTCTTCAACTTTTAAATGTTTAATTACTAATTCTCTTTTCTGCTCTGTTGGAAATATTGTTCTAAAACAACTAGGACAACCAGCATTACAGTATGATGTGACTTCAAAATTAAATAAACAATCTTCATTATTTAACATTAGTTTGCCAATACTAATGTACTTGATCTAAATTTATTTTTTTCATATAAATCAACAACATTAGGTATTAATCTCTCTTTAATTCTAAATTTAGGTCGAGTATTTATTTTTAAAACAACAGATATATTATATAATTTTGCAAAATCTAAAACTTCTGGTATTTCAAACCAATTATGTTCAAAAATAATATATTGCCAAGACACATTTCTACATCCATATTTACTTTTAGAAAATGCAATCATATTGTCAATTGCTTTTTGAGTCTTCACTCTTCTTCTATATAATCCATTCAAATCATCATGTAAACCATCTATTGAAAACATAATTTCCAAATTTCTATACGTATTTCCTACATCATTAAAAAATTTTGGAGTTCTTATGCCGCCATTAGTAATTACTTTTAAATTTTTAAAAATTTTCACACCAAGGTCAATAAAAGAATTTACATGTGGATGAACCATGGGGTCTCCCAATTCACCCTCATATGTTACATATTTGTTTGTAAATAAATCAATATCTCTTTCGATAATAAATTTAAACATATCAAAATCCATATGAATTTGATTTAATCCTGGGTGTAGAGGTTCGTTAGGAATATCAATTGGATTGTTATGACTTTCATATCTTTTACAAGAAGGACATGCGGCATTGCAATAACTGCTTATTGTAAAATCATAATCCATTAATTAAATCCTAAACAAATTTTTTTAATTATGTTAAACTCATCATTTGACAAATATTCCTTTTCATGAAAAGAAGAACTTAAATACAAATAATGAAGTAGATCATGTTTAATATAGGGCTCTTTAGTGGATTGGGAGCCTATTATTAAAGTGTTATTTATATTTGATATCCACCTAATGTAAATATTTCTATTATATATCAGCTTCTTTTTCAGTACAGTAAGTTTCTTCTCAAATTCAGAAACATCAAGGTCTAAATATCGTTCTATTTGAGTCCAAAATCCCTTTAATCTCGTTAACTTATTATCTTCTAAATCATAGTCATAATCAAAAATTTCATCATATAATTCAAATCCTAAATCTTGTAAATAATGATTGATGCCTTTTGCTCCAACCATAATAAAAGGCTGTTGAAACAAAAATTGTTTCCATGTTTTTTCAGTAATATAAGTTGGACCATCTAAATAAGTTTCTAACACTACATCACAACAAGACTCAAAACTTTCTTTAGGAAGAAACGCATTAAAAATATACTTATTGAGTTTTTTTCCATTTACAATAATTGTTTCTGAATCTTTGAATTTCTTACCCCCATCAACATCATTAATCCATATATCAGACAATTTAATTTCTGTAAGTGTTCTATTTTCTATCTCAAATTTGTTTTCAGGATCATTATGAAATTGTGGAACTAAGGAATAATCATAATTCCGATGTTTATAATAACGATTAACAGTTGATATTCTAGAAGTAGAAGGAGAACTTATTAATTGTATAAAATTTTTTTTCTTTTGAGTATTATTGAGATTGTTAATATTTTCGAGGCTAATATAATTCAGACTATCAAGCCTAACAGTAAACGGAAAATATAATACATTAAACTTTTTTTCAACACCTACTCTTTTACACCATTTTATATATCTGGTTTTAATATTCGCATCAGAACACAAATACCAGACATCAAATTCATGATCTTTTAATAGTTCATGTGCTTTTGAAAATAAAATATAACTAAAGCCTTCTTCGTCTAATGGCCATAATCTTGAACCTTCAGGTAAATCATATAATAAAATTGAATCTTTTTCATATTTCAACTCTTCTAGTATGGATAATAATTCTGGTTTTATTACAATCTCATCTAGATTAAATGATATCATAATTATTTCTAAGCTCTATAAACTTACCAATCCAATTATCTCTATGTTCAATAAAAACTTGTGGTACTTCATCTGCTACAGCAATGATTATTGCAATATAAGGTATAGGTATACCTGACATTTCTTCCCACATAACAGAATATGCTGAACATTGCATAAAATAATTATCAATCCATTCTTCTTTTTTGGGTTTACTAGAAGTCTTAAAGTCGATTATGTGATTTTTTCCACGAAATTTACCAATACAATCAACTCTTCCAGCGGTTTTTAAATGATTTGAAAATAATGCACGTTCTTGCCCATAAACCAATTCTATTTCATCAAGAATAGGTTGAATGCTTTTAAACATAACAACATTGTCAGGAGTATATTCGTCAAATGTCAATTCGTTATTTAAATAATCTTCACAGAGTTTATGAACCTTGGTGCCGCGGCGGGATGCTTGAGTAGAAATTTTATTGGCTTCTTTTTCACCAACACGTTTTCTCCATTTGAATAAGGCTTCTTTTTTATAATTGGAAAGAACAGTAGTGACAGAAGGATACTTTTCACCAGTAGGAGTTATATAATATCTTTTTCCGTTTTCATTTATAGTGTTTAAATCTAAATCTTCAAGAACATTTTCATGTATAAACATTATTCAATTACATTGAGGGTGCTACCATGATGTGCTTTTTTTATTTCTTTTAATTTATCATTAAAAGATGCATCTGGTTTCTTGGCTCCTATATTATCATAAGCAAATCCCGGAGGAGCAGAAATCATTTGCTTTACTTCACCATCACAAGTTGATAATCTACATGATTCCTCAGTTGGAATCTTCCTATCAGCTATTTTGAACTCCAATTCAAAAATATCTCCACATTTTTTACATTCGTAATCATACATTGGCATAATATGAACTCCAGGTCTTTGATATTGACATATATTCTTTTTTAGAATTAATAAATTGAATGGAACCATTATCTACTATTACATTAATATTTTCAAGTTGTTTAGGAATAACATTATCAAATAAATGTCTATCTTTCTTTTCAATCACATCAAATATCATTGGGTTTAAATAACAAGTTCCTGATGTTGCTAAAAGTTCTTTATTCATTTTATAATCAGGTTTAACTGTAATTTTTTCTATTTCATCGGAACCATTTTTATACTTAATGAAGTTTTTATATTTGCTGTCCTCCATGGTCATATGTGACAAAATAGAAATTAGTTTTCCATTATTTTTATGATTACTATAATACTTTTCTATATCAAAATTATATAAATTACCTCCATCCAAAAATAAAAAATCAGCTCCATCAAATTTATGACTTAATGTTTTTAAAGATTGTGCCGATCCTACACCTCCAGACTGTTTATGAATATTAATTTTTAAATCCACTGAAAACAATCCTTCAATTTGATACTTTTTTAATGCTAATTCAATTTGATTGTGGTGATAACTTGTTGTAATAATTACTTCATCAATATGATTTTTTTGTAACCATTCAAGATTGTGAAACAGAATCGGTTTCGCCTTCACTGGCAATAGACACTTTGGCATCATATCCGTAAAGGGCCGTAGTTCTGTATTCATGCCAGCACAGGTCATCAATGCTTTCATGTTTTGGCTTTCTTTTTCTTGGGTTTTTCAGATTTTGTAAAACGACCAGAAGTATCCCTTTTAGGTTTAGCTTCGGGTTGTTGAAGTCCCTCCGGAAAAGAGTTATAAGCCACAAGATGAGTAATCTTTTTATATTTTTCTTGAAGTTTTTTATCCTTCATATGCCAAAGATCATCAGCCTCAGAGGGATGTAACGAATTAACCAATTCATGCCAAAGTGTTTCACGTTTTAAGGCAGTTAAAGTTGGATGTCCTCCCTCAATAAATAAATACATTTTTCTTACTTCGTAATTCAATGTAGCACCATCATCGGAAGCAGCCAAATTTGGAAAATAACTATTTTGTGGTTCAAATTCCTCTGTTCTCAAGTCTGGTCGACCCTCAGGAAGAAGAAATTTTATATTTGTATTGAAATTATGTATTAGTAACGCCTTTACTGCTTTAGTATGATTTTGTCGTAAATAAACAACTCGTTCTTCGTCAGTAGACAGACTGTCTGCGTGAGAAAAAATTTCACTTGTCATTTGTGCGGTCATGATATTCTCCTAAAACTCATTTATATGCTCCATTAAAAGTTTAAGTTTATGTTTTATAAAATAATTAAAAAGTTTAGTTCTACCAACTTTGGGCTGATTGTCATATTCAACCGCAATATTAGTTTGCAACCATTCAGGTATTTTGGACAAATCTATTAACATTTCATTTCTACGATAATTGCGTAACTGTTCACCTTCGCAAAACACATCAGGTTCTAGTTCAGACCAAACAGATACCTTTTTCTTTGATAATGGTGTTTGTCTTTTGTCCGCAACAACAAATGTGTCATCAGAAGACATAAAATTAGGAACACCATCACTTACATCACCTCTAAGTATATGTTCTCTTAAAAAGTTATCTGGATTATCAGTATTAAGAAATTTCTTCGTGAGAGGTGAATATTGATTTACATTTTCGTATTTTTGTAACTGAATAAAATCTTTATCACTTGATAATATTAAAATAGGTTCTTTTTCAACAAATAATTCTTCAATAGAAGTAGCAGATGGGAATCTTGGGAATTCACTTAACATTCTTTCCGTTTTATGTGCTTGATCCATTACAATAGTGGCAATAACATCATCTGCCTCTGCTTTATCTATATATACAACTTTATAAGGAAAGTTTTCACTTAGCTCTTCTCGTATTTTATGTAATATTCTGTACAATTCCGGCCAATCAAAATCGGAATTATCTCTTGTTGTTTTTCTGTTAGCTTTATAATATTTAAATGCATCTTTTCGCCAATTGTCTTTTGCATCACAACAGACTACTAGTTCACCAAATTCATCACTAAATTTGTGATGATATATTCTTATAGTATTCAAAACTGCATGTCTGACATAATCTTCAGACATTGAATTCTTATTCATCATCACATTTGCAATAACGATTTGCGAATAATCAAGTAATATCATTTTACAATTTTAAGAAGTATAGTTTCATTATTAATGCGACCAGTTAAGTCTTTTTCTTTAGAATTAATAGAGTCATATTGTCTCTTAATCGCAAGTTTACCACCAGAAAGCATTTTTGTTAATACTTCTTCTGGTTTTCTTACTTTTTTACATTTAGAAAGTGTTAAATTAAATCCTCGAAGAGTGCTTCCTTTTACAGATAGCCCTGCAGGCCCCTCTGCTTTATACACGCCAAGTTTACGATACTTTGAATTAAACACATACAATTGATCAGCACCAACAATCTCAGATGGATTAATTGATGCTATTTTATATTCATCATCTTGTTTTTTATAATTCAACTTGGCAATTTGTTTAGTAACTGAAACTGGTTTTTTCTTTCGTGGGACTCTCTGTTTGTTAGAATTGGCAGAATATCGTTCACAGTCATCAATAATTGTCTGAATAAAATTACCATATTTAACAAGTTGCTTCTTCGTCATATGAGCATAAGATTCAGCTATGTCTTCATCTGTTGATATTAATTCTATTTCTGTTAAATAAGGATGAAATTCATTTGCTATTTTTTTAGC